GTCCATGCCATCGACGATGGTCGAGGTGTTGTGCCACTCCCGGAGGTTGATGCAGTTCGTGTAGTCGAAAGTGTAGTCCCGGGGAACGGTCACGCCGGACCCGGTCAGCGGCGTCGGGTGCCAGATCTTGATGGTGTATGTCCACCGGTTGGATGCGCCGCTGATGAGCGCCGCCGACACGATCTCGCACAAAGCCGAGGTCGAGTACTGCGGCGCGTTGACGTTGGCCGTCGCCCACATGATGCCGTCCATGTTGGCGCCGACCGTGCTCGCGCTCTGCGTCCAATCGCGCAGCACCACGCGGTTTGCACCGCCCGGCAGTCCCTGCGTGAAGTTGGGCGCGCTGTAGGCCATTAGGGGAACGCAGGGACAGGGCTTGTGAGTTCAGACAGCTGCGGGGCGTTGAGAACGTCGGAAATGGCGCTCTTGGTCGGGTACTTCTGCATCCAGCCGATCTTGTCAGCCTGGAGAATGGTCACGCCGAGCACGCTGGTACCGCTGGTGCATTGGGGCATTCCGGTCGGCAGCGGGATGCCAAACTGCTCAAGGTGCCCCCACGCGTCCCATACGAAGTTGTGCTGAATCTTGTACCACTCCTGGAGCGGTGCAGCTTGGAATCCACGGTAGAGCAGCTGCCCAATAGCAGCGCCGAGGAACGCGGCGCTGTTGCGCTGGCCGACGTAGCCGGACCACGTCGACCACGGCGGCTCGCCTTGAGCTGAACCTCCAACAATGGCGGTACGGTCCCACAGTACCTCTACCGTGATGTTCTGCTGCGGCACCTCGTAGGTCTTTGGATTGCCACGCAGGTCGACCTTGTCTCCGCCGATGTCAGCCGACACGGGCCATGCAGCGTCGTAGTTGCTCGGGAAAGCCGCGCCCATGCGCCACATCTGCGCCTGGCGAATCGAGCTTGACCGCGTCACCTGGCAATAGCCGAAATCGCCCGTTGGCCCGAACGAGCCGAAGCGGCACGTGACGCGAAACACAAAAGTGCCCTCGCGCACCGGTGCGCTCTCGACGGAACGGCAAACGTAGGTCTTCAGGAAGCTGTCGCTGCCGTAGACACCCGCCGGGAGGCGCTGCCGCACCAGCGGAATGCCGCTGGTAAAGATGCCGCTGTCGCCGGGGTAGGTGTCGGCGCCGTTCGCTGGCGTCCAAGTCACTTGGTAGACGAGGTCTACCGAATGCTCGTTGCCGGGCGACGTGCGCCCGTAGATCCTGCTGTCTGCCACTTCGATGTATGACCACGTTCCCATTACGGTTGCCCTCGCATCCAGCCAGACCACTTGCTAAGCATGTTGCGGATCTCGTCGAGCGTGGTTGACCCAGCGCCCTGAAGTCCCACGTCCAGCGCTTGATTTCCGGCGGCTTGTGCCCCTGCCGAAATGCCTTGGATGTTGGCGATGCCCTGCCCGATTGCGGCGCCGTTTGCCACGATGGACGCGGCTTCGCGGTTGGCGATGATGTCCTGATTCTTGATGCCCTGAATGACGCCAGGCGCCAGCGCGTCGGCGATCCGCTTGTTCCTGGCGTACTTCTCGATCTCCGACTGCGTTGCAGCATTTGCTGCATCCACGTTAAACGTCGTCGTGATCTTGGTCAGGTCATCGGCCCGCTTGTCCAGGGCGGTGACTGCGGAACGGATGGCACCGAAGGCCACCTGCCCGGCGTCAATCGTGGCGCTGATGCCGCTCGCCAGCGCCGCCTTGGCGCTAGTGGCGTTGAGCTTCTGAAGCTCGCGGTTCGCTGCGGCTACGCCCTTTACCACGCCGGACGGGTCGACCTCGGCCCGGATGACTGCCTTCATCGATTTGTCAGCCACGGCCCACCTCCCGTGCAAACTCGTCTAGGCCGGAGCGAACCCACGGCATGAACTCATGCGGGCGCTTCCCGGTCAGGGTGCAAGCGATCACCCCGAGGAGGTGCTCGGACCGTTCCTCGGTGGTCATCTCAAGCCGTGCCAGGGCGACGGGCATCATCATGCGTTGCTCCGGGCTGGCAATTCTCCACAGCCGGCGGGTGCCGGCTCCGTAGGGCGTGGCCGGTTGACCTCCTCCAGGAGGCGCCCCGCCACGTCAGCGCGCACCGTGCCGAGATCGGCGTTTGACACCACGAAAGGCGATCCGTCCGGGCAGGAGATGCAAGATCCCCACCAATACGGGTCGACCTGGGACCGCGTGTAGTCCGCCAGCGTCGGCTCGCGGAACACAACCGGGCCGACGCCGTCGATGTCGACGGTGCGCTGGCGAGCGGCGATCTTCGTGAGGTCAAATGGCATCAGGCTTCTTCCAAGGTGAGAGACCACATCCCCGGGCCGGTTCCGTCATCGGAACGGGACGCCGAGGTCAGGTGCCCGGTGATGGTGTATGCAATCGCGCCTTGGTCGGTAAACAACAATTGCACGCTGCGCCCAACAGCCTCGGCCAGCGTGGTCGGGAACATGTGCAGCCTCAACGCGTCATCCGAGCTGCTGTTCTGCGCCATCATGTCGAACGTCACCGTGCGGCGAACGCGCCCGGGCGAACGCTTCTCGCGGAAATCAGAGAGCTGCGTCGTGTCGATGCTCGACCGCTCGAAGTTGATTGCGATGTTTCGGACGGGGAACGTGACTGCCGAGCTGCTCTGGAAGTTCAGCGTGACTGTGCCGCCGTAGCCTGCGATGAGTGCCATATTAATCCTCCTGGACGAGCAGCGTCATGCTGATCGTGCCGATTCGTTCTGCATCCTGCTGGCCGTCGTCCGGAGTTTCGGCGGTGAACGCCACCGCAAACGATCCCATGACGAGCGAGCAGTCGTAAGTCGTATTGTTGACGGGTCCGGACTGCCATTCAGCACGGACGGAATCCACCATCTGCGCCACCGCTTCGACCGTGTCTGCAACGCAAGCGATCTCAAGTTCCACGGTCCAATGCTGCAAGCCGGTTGGGCCGGACATCCGCATATCGCAGGTGGCGCTGTTGATCTCGTACACGATGCACGGCGTGGCGGTCCCGGCATTTCGCATACCGACCGACACCGGGTAACCGGCGCCGTCGAGCGTGGCCTTTACTGCTCGGCAGATGTTCTCAAGAGACATTGTTCCTCCCGAGCGCTATGGCAGCCAAGCGAAGCAGTTCCGTCTGCAACGCGGTCCCCAGTTGTCCAACGCGGCCAGTTGCCCACGAATGGCTACGCTTGCTTCCGGAAATGAACTTGCCGCTTCCCTTGTGCTTGAAACCGTTCTCGAGCAGATGCCAGATGCGTTGCCGACCCTTTGCCCTGGCACCACCCTTTCGACCGTACTGAACGCCGACCACGATGCTGATCGGGGAGCCGGGTCCGGCGGTGCGCTTGGGAGGGAGCAGCTTCGTTGCAGACGAGATAGCGCGACGATGAATCGGCTTCCCGCGGTACGCAGCAGATCGCCAAATCTGCCGCAGTTCCTTCACCGCTGGTTGAAACACCTTGCGAATGGCCTTCTTGCGCACCGATTCATTCAGCTTCATCGGCAGCTGCGCCATCGTCCTCCGCACCTCGGCAGAATCGACGGTGATCTTGACGGCAGCACTCACGGCAGCACCTCCGTCGCTTCAATCTCCAAGCGCCGACGGCGCTGGTCGCGGTCCCAGCACGCCCGGACGTTGAACGTGCGCTGCGTGCCGTGATCGTTGAACAGCAATCGGCTACGGGTGTTTACGGACGGATGGAAGCTCGCGAGGATCCGCCAATCCGTGCGGACTTCCGGGCCTCGGTCACCTATCGTTTCGTTGGTGGATGCGACCTCGATGTGGCAATGCAGCACCGCCACGTTTACCCATGCTTCCGACGCCTGGCCGAACGCGTCGACCGTGCGGACGGGATTCTGCGCCGTCATGGCGAGGCGCAGCATTCCGGATGGGACGTGTCCAGGCATCAGCCAATGCCCTTCCCCATCATGCTGGACACCCTATCCCAGTAGTCGCTTGGGAGCGCCACCGTGTCATCTCCGCGGCTTGCGACATGCTGCGTCACGCGCTGCAGGATTGCCATCTCCAAGAGCGGGTTGAGCGTGTTGGTTCCAGCGGTCACAGTCAGCACCACCGGGTAGGCCAGCGAGTCCGCCATCGTTGCGTACTGGATCCCGTTGATGGTCACCAGCGTCGCGGAGCCGGTAGCCCCATCATCGTCCAGGTACGTCACCGCCGTGACCGGCTGGCGTTCCAATCGCACCAGCAACTGATCGTTCGTCGGCTCCGACGCCACGTACTGCGTCCGCGTAACCGGATCGACGCACCAGCCGGTGCGCTCCTCCAGCTCGCGCTTCGCTGCTTCCCACGCAATTTGAATGGCCGGATCGTCCTCGTTCGAGGAGAGCCGGGCCCAGTTGCGGAACTTGGAGATATCAATCGCCACGTACTACCTCGCAGCCAGGTGGCGCCCCCGAGGGAGCGCCACCTGTGCCGATGAGAGGATGAGGATCAGGCGTTGGTGACCTGGAGCTGCACCAGCGACTTGACGCGGGTGAAGTCGCTGTTGGCGAACATCATGCCCTGGAAGATCACGCGGGCCGAGGACATCGCCGTGATCTCGTCGCGGATCATGCCGATGCCGCCCCACTCGCGGATGGCGAAGCCGTCCGAGATGTTGCCGAGCACGGCCAGGCAGTTCTTGCCCGTGGTGCCGGTGGAGACGTGCGCCGGGAGGTACTCGGTCACGTAGACCGGGAGACCCATCAGGGTGAAGCCAGCGCCAGCCTGGCCGACAGCGTCCGCGCTCGGGATGAAGAGCGGCACGTTGTTGACCGTCAGCGTCGCGATGGTCGCGTACACGTCCTGCGGGATGATCCACGCCGAAGAGCCCCAGTACGCAGCCGGGAGCTTCTCGTAGCGCATCTCGCGCAGCTTGGCGAGCGTCGCACCAGCCGTGATCGCGGCAGCACGGGTCGTGCTGGCCGAGGTCGCGGTCGTAATGTTCACGTTGGCGTTCACCGTGAAGATGCCCTTCGGCGCGTTGGTGCCGGTGCCGCCGATGTAGCCCCACTCGGTGTTCTTCGACATCTGGCGCTGGAGGTTGTCCATCACCTCCGCCTCCACGTCGAAGTTCGCCTGGCGCATGAGCTGCTGCGAGACCTGCGTGTAGGGCAGGCACGGGACCGGAGCCAGCGGCACCTCGGCGAAGCCGGGGTCGATGCTGGTGCGGAGGGTCGTGCCGGTGTCCGGCTGGGTCCAAGCCGAGGTGTAGTCGGCGGTGGCCAGGGTGTTGTAGCGCAGGGTCGCGTAGCCCTGCACGCCGGTGCGGAGGTCCGCCAGGTTGCGGATGACGCTCTGCGCCATCATGTACTTCAGGATCCCGTCCTCGTACAGCTTGGGGATGAGGATGTTGGAGTTCGCGCTGGTGATGAGCTCGCGCTGCTCGGGCGCACGGCCACCCTTGAGCCAGCCGAGGAACTGCTCGCGGTACTCGCCGCTGGAGCGCCACTCCTCGGTCTGCTCGCGCTTCTCGGCGACGACCTTCTGCGTGATCGCGTGGGACGCGAAACGCTCGCGAAGCGCCGCAGCGCTGCGCTTCTCGTTGAGCTCCTTGAGCTCGTTGAGCAGCTCGTCGGCGCGGGCCTCGGCCTCGGCGCTGATCTGGTCAGAGGCGAGAATGGAATTGACTTCGGTCTCGATGGCCTTTCGGCGCTCAATGATTTCCTGCTGCTTCACGTGAGGGTCCTCAATCGCAGACGCAACCGAGCAAGGCTCGGCGAATGAGTGCGAGCCTCGGCGCTGGTCTGCGGATAAGCGCCGTTTTCGACAATGGAAACCTCGCGGAGATCCACCTCCGTGAGGGTGCGCTCCGAGCCCATCCAGGCGTCGGAGCGGACGAAGAAACCGAACGACATCTCCGAGAGCACGCCAGCCTCGACCAGGGCGCGAACGTCCTTGGCCTTCTGCGTGTCCGGAAGATCGACCTCGAACGCGAGGCCCTTGGAGTCGGAGCGGAGCTGGAGCAGCCCGCTCTTGGTGTTTGCGAGGAGCTCGCGCCGATCGTGCCCGATCAGCAGCGAAACATTGGCGGCGAGCGAACGGTCAAACGCGCCGGGCGCAACACGCTCGACAAACGGCTTGCCGTTGTTGACGCCGCGCACCGTGAGCGGGAGGCTCGGCGCGTTGTAGACGCTGGCGTAACCGGCAAGCTTGTTGCCGCTGCGCTCGAAAGTCGCGGTGCGAAGCTCAAGCATTTTCATCTCCCACGTTGTCGGGGCCAGCCGCTGCGCTGGCGCCGCCTGGCATCGAGACCGTCGGCGTGTCCAAGCCGGCCACCGGCGGAAGACCGAGGTAGTGGCGAGCGTCGTTCGGCGACATCACGCCAGCCAGGACGAGCTTGGAGAACGCCATGCCAGCGTCGCGGAGGTTGCCGCGCACGATTGGCGTTGTGTCGATGCGCACGAACTCGCCGGGGCGGCAGAGCTTCCGCGTGAGCTCCGACTCCCACGCGGTAGCCCATGCCGCGATTGCCCCGTCCGCGTAGGCGCGGGCGGTCTCGCTTTGGCTTGTCAGTGCGCCGCCGCCCTGCTGAAACAGCATCTCCGGCGGAACGCCGAACGCACGGGCGATCTCCTGGACGCTGAAGCGCCGGGATTCAAGCATCGTGCCGCTGGTTTCCTGCGAGATCTTCTCGGCCTTCATGCCCTCGCGCAGGATGAGCGGACGGCTTGCGCCGTCGGCAGTCGCGTGCATGGTGTTCCATGCGTCGCGGATCGCCTGAACCGTCTGGTCGCTCATGGCGCCCGGGTGCGAGATCGCGACCTTACCCATCGAGCCGGTGCGCACAAGCGAGGCGTGGGCGCCGTTCTCATCAGCGGCGAGCTGCATTGCGTGGCGGGCCACGTCGAGCGGCGAGCGGTACCAGCACGGATTCAGATGATCCGGATATGCACCGATATGCAGCACCTGGTCGGCATTCATCACCAGGCTTCCGATGCGGTACTGGACGCCTTCCTCGGTGATCTCGCCGCTCATCGCATCGGCGGGCACCGGCTGGAGCTCGGCGATCTCGCCGTCGCTTCCGCGTCGGATCAGCGCGATACCGTTGCCGTGCGTCAGCGCGACGGAGGTCGTGTAGCGGCGGAACTCGTAGCCGGACTGCCAGCGGCTCGCGTCGCGGTTCAGGAGCATCTCGACCGGATGGCCCACGATCTCCTGCCCTTCGCTGTCGTAGACCGACACGGGAAGGCGAGCGATATCCGCCGAGATCAGGTTGGTTGCACGAACGACGGCGGGGATCGCGTCAGCCGGTGACGCGACAATCGGCTCGGGTCGCGTGTAGATCGCGACGCCGGACTTAAAGCCGAAGAATCGTGCAAAGATGCCCACGGAGCAGATGGAACAACTCTGCCCCGAAACGTCAACCCGGAATTCTTGTAACCGTGTCTATCCAATCGGACACGATGATGTCGAGAGCCCAGTTGCTTCACGCACCTGGTGGTGCTCCATCAGGAGCGCCGCCATGTTGCCAGCGATGACCGCGTCGGTGTTGCCAGCACTTCGCCCCTTCACCGGGCGCGTATTGCCGACGTTGTCGCGGATCAGACGCACGGCGTTGAGCGCCGAGCGGAGCACGGGGTCCGGCTCGTAGATGAGTTGCTTCGATTTGAGCAGGTCGCCCCACAACTTCCACGCGGGCGCCATCGTGCGGATCGATTGGTCAACCGGAATG